GAGGACACATCATTATTCGATTCTGTCGGAGAGGACACATCATTATTCGATTCTGTCGGAGAGGACACATCATTATTCGATTCTGTCGGAGAGGACACATCATTATTCGATTCTGTCAGAGAGGACACATCATTATTCGATTCTGTCGGAGAGGACACATCATTATTCGATTCTGTCGGAGAGGACATATCGTTATTCGATTCTGTTGGAGAGGACACATCATTATTCGATTCTGTCGGAGAGGACACATCATTATTCGATTCCAGATTAATTTCCATTTTTTGCGTAATAATATCCATTTTATACAATTCATTTTTTTACATAACAAACTATTCAATTTTATTTACAATATTATTATGAATAAAGGATAATCATAATAATAACTATAATTACTATATGAAGTTCACAATTATCGGTGCTTATGCCTCTCCGAATCGTGCTATCGGTTGTAAAAACTGTCTTCCTTGGTCTAATAAAGTCGATATGGTTTATTTCAGAACCACCACATCTTATTGTCCGGATGAAGGTTCTATGAATGCTATCATTATGGGTCGCAACACCTTCGAATCTCTCGGGAGAAAACCTTTGCCAAATCGTGTAAATGTTGTATTAACTTCCTCTCCTGAAACTTACAGGAAAGAATCAAATATGTATCCAGAATTAATTTTCACTAATTCATCTCTCACTGAAACTCTCGAAACCCTCGATAATATTCCATATATTCACTGTTGTTTTGTTATTGGCGGAGAGAGTTTATATAAACAAGCAATCACCCATCCAAATTGTGAGAGAATATTGGTTAATGAAATCAAACTATTGAATCCTATCCTTAATGCCGATACTTGGTTTCCTGAAATATCAACAGATATGTATCAATTAATCGATATGCGACGTCTCTCAGATACTGTTACGAATTATGAATATATCAGGATAAATATATAAAATGAATGCAGATGATGATAATTTAAGTGTCGCATCCGATGCAACTCCGATTATTGATTTAGATGATGATGTGGCTGAAGAAGAAGACCCACAATACAATATTCCGGATACAGATAAAACTCGGACAATTACAATATGTATCCTGGGACACGGTGGTGAATATTACGAACGTTTTTTACCGAATTATTATTCGGATTCTGTTAAAATCTTAAGTGTGGCATCGATGCCTTTTGTGGTTGGTGTTGGTGTCAATATAGAACAGAATATGTGTAATGTTCCTATGAATCGTAAAATATTGAATCGTTCAATTGAGTTATATGAAAAATATCCGAATAAGAATGAAATTTATATTTTCGACAAACTCGCAGAAGAATTGAAAATGCCTTATATCAATGCATTGGAAACTGAACCTGGAGTTTATAGGAAAATTAGTAAAGAACGATTGGATTTAATTAAACGTGTCAAACGGGATAAGAATGCTTTTAGTATTCAAATACCTAGACACGAAAAAACATATCAAATTCGTAATGATTATAATCCATATAATGAGGGTATTATTTTTGGAGTATTTATAGTGAATATTAAAAATTATGATGAACTTGGACTCAATCCATCGGATAATTTGGCAGAAAGTGGTAATTCGTTTCCAAAATTAGAAAGACATATACGCGAATTAAATAATAGAGAACTATCTGAAGTATATAGGAGTTTGCATAAAAGTGGAACTAGAATAAATCTCTCGGAGATAATACGATTATTCAAAGGAATTGGATTCGAAAAAATAAATATTATTGATTTTACTTGTAGAATTTCGTATGACAATACGAAATTTAGTGAACGTGGAAAAAGACGAATCGAAAGGGCTGAACAAGGACTCTATAAATCATTAAAGAATCCTAAAAAACGATACACAAATAGTTCAAAAGGTGGAAAAAAAGCAAAACGCAATTCTCGGAAAACTAGGAAACATAGGTGAAACAATTTGTCTCTCTTGATAATATAACTTCTGAGATGAATACAATTAAATTTGCTATCCGTAAAAATAGATTAACCGTTGCTGTCCTATTATATTTGATTTTTATGTATATTATTCATACAGTGAAACCGGCATTAATATATAATGAACACGGTGGATTTAGGCCATTTGGAATTGGATATCGCCATAAAACTGTGATACCTATATGGGTAGTATCAATCATATTGGCGATTTTCTGTTATATGGCAGTAAAAATGTTATAATCTCTCTTGACATAATGTTATAATCTCTCTTGACATAATATATAAAGTATCATGGAATATGGTAAATCAACAGGAGTATTATTGAATGAGGGAAATTCACCAACAGGTTTAGGAGGAAATACAGCGAGATTCGAAAGCGCAATGAAAGGAGGTGCTTATGGGTATGGATTTGATGGAAAATCCGTGGCACCTGGAATCGCGGATTTTGAAAGAATGAATACATCGACGGTTACTGGTGGTAAAAGGAAAAATAAGAATAAAAATAGAACGAACAAAAACAAAAACCGAAGAAATAAATCCAGAAAGAATAGAACAAATAAGAACAGAAAAAACTAATAGAACCTAGTAAAAACATTAGCGTAAAAACAAAGACATTTATCTCTCTTTACAAAGAAAAATAAATGATAGATGCTATAGTTGGAGTGATAGTTGTATCTATAATTGCTATTGGACTTGGAACAGGAATTGCTTACGCAATAAAAAAATATTGTAAAAAAATTAATCAAGCAGAAACGACAGAAAATAATAATGTATAGACAGACTTATAAATTTCGCACTAATGATAAATCCAGTTTTTACATTGCTGTTAGTTAAATATTATTTATAGTTGGTTTATCGGTTGTCTATTTGTCAGGTGGCGATACTGGTACCATGCATACAAGGGGTAAAAAAGCAACCCTTCACATAGGGTTGCTTTTTTTATTTACAATTATATTTACAATCACTATTCGTATAACTAAGTTATGTTTTTTCTTTGACTTCTTTGTCATTTGTAATAAAATCGATTGTTTTGGTTGTTCAGACTTGCTAAGTCAACTTGTTGATGTTTCTTGATAAATAGGAATTCGAATATACTTATTTCCTTCTTTGTGTTTGTAGATGAATCTTATTGGTTTGGGTTTGGTGACAGGCAATTCAACAACTGGTGATACGTTCGGAGTGGTCTTAGTAATTGTTTCGGCTTTTACCTTTTGTTTTAACTCCTTCTTATCAGTTGTTACTTCACTCTTCAACTTTTCTACTACGTCCTTTTTCTGATTCTTTCCTGATTCTCGCTCATCAGTGATTGTCTTTTTATCCTCTTCAGTTATTTATGGCTTCTTTACTTTTATCTTTATCTTTAAAGGAATCGAATTGTTACTTTTTGAAGAAGGGACGACGGTTGCTTTATCAAAGATTCTATTATCAACCACAATTGGTGCTACTATTTCTACTTGAGAATTACTATTTTTTTTCTTATATAAATTTAACATTTGCTCCATAACTTTTTTATATTTAAGCGTATGTACTTCGTAAGATTCAAGTGCTTTTACATATGGTATTGCTTTTTCTTTGAATTCAGTTATAAGCAAAGCACGTAGATATTTAGTGTATTGTATTTCTTTAAACTCTTCTATAACCCAAGCGTATATGCGTTTAGCGTATGCTCTTATTTTTCTGAATTTTTTCCTGATTAATAATTCATCCATTACTTTTTGATATTCTAATTTGTGTGTATCAAACAATACTTTTTTTTTGAATTCTTGTACAACCAAAGCATATCTGTATTTAGTGTATGCTATTTGTCTTTTTTTGATTTTCATCGACTCAGTAACTTTAACGGCGAGTTTCACTCGTTCAACGTTCATTTCCGATAGTTCGGCTTTAATTCAATTTATATCGGGTTCTATTGGGTTATAAATACAAAAAAATACGATAAAAGTATTTCAATTTTAGGGGGGGGGAAACCTAAGGTTCCTCCTATCTTAGTTCAATCTTTTCTTTTACAACTTCTTTCCTATTATCCATGACATAATGTCCAACTTCAACAGCACGAGAGACATCTCCTTCAAAATAATCCGATAAAATCTCTACAATATTTTTCTTATTAATTGCCACTTTTACATTTCGTTGTGTATACATTAATTTTCCATCTTTCACATTAAACGCATCTATATCTCTTTCTTTCATAATATCGATTAATCTCTCAGATACACGTTTCATATTACCTCTACGCAATTTCAGTTCTTTCTGTAATGTTTTTACTTCACTATCCGTCTGCATCCATTCTTTCACAATTGATGTTATTTCTTCTTTCGACATTATTATTGTTATATATGGAAACTATTTTTATTTAGTATTGTTTTCTCTACTTTCCTAGTATATAAAATCGGTATAAACTCGGTGTTTAACTTAATAAAACAAAATAAAGACAGTCATCTAAAACAATCTATAGTTATAATATGGACACGATGGAACAAAGAGCACCTACACCAAGACCTCTTCAGAATAAATGGACAATGTATTATCATTTACAAAATGATGATAGTTGGTCTTTGGATAGTTATAAGATTATTGCCAAAGATTTTCAAAATGTAGAAGATGTGATTCAATTAAATGCGAAAATCCCAGATTATGCTCTTTATAATTGTATGTTTTTCTGTATGAAAGATTCGATTAAACCAATGTGGGAAGATCCATTAAATCGTGAAGGTGGATGTTTTTCTTATCGTGTTCTAAATAAAAGTGTGCCGGATGTATGGCGGAAATTAATGAGCCTAATGTGTGGAGAGTCATTATGTGTCGATGATTCATGTAGTTCGAGTATTAATGGTATTACAGTCTCTCCGAAAAAGAATTTTTGTATTATTAAGATTTGGTTAAATGGGTCGAAATATAAAGATGTAAATATGTTTGTGGATATTGATGATTTATCCAAAGAAGGATGTATATTTAAAAGACATAAACCTGAATTCTAGGAGGAACCGATGGTTCCTCCTTACCACCTCCTTTGGCGCGCAAAGCGCGCCGGTATTACCCCACTTCGTGGGGTAAGGAAATAGCACCGCGCATTTCGGAATCCACCGCGCAAGCTGGTGGATTCCTTATTGGTGCTAATTTCGACTCGCGCCCAAAGGGCGCTTTGCGCTTCGCGAGCGAATAAATGACTAAGCTTTTATATTGCGTTGGATTATGTTTTATTATGTTTTTTGATTAAACACTTTTTGAAAAAGTATTTAATTATCTTTTTGTAATAATTATTTTTTTGGTTATGTCGCAAATGTCGCAGATTTTGCCCCGAAATCACAACTTTTTCATTTCTATAAAATAATTCGAAAAGGGGCATTGGACGGGCAAAATTTGCTCACTTTGGCAAAATCTGCTCATTTGAGCAAATGAGCAGATTTTGCCCCGAAATCACAACTTTTTCATTTCTATAAAATAATTCGAAAAGGGGTCTTGGACGGGCAGAATCTGCTCACTTTATTCATTTTCATCTTTGTTTTGATTTAATTGCTTAAATCCAACTATGCCGGGTTTCATTAATCTAAATTTACCGACAAAACCATTTCTTTCGCGGAAAGAATCTCTCAGAAACACATTCGTTCTTATTTTCTCTGTGAAATCTTTCAATGTAGAATTACGCTTATCCTCCTTTGTCATTGTATTATAACACTCGCTATAAGTAAATAATTTATGGATATCACTGACATAGACAAAATCCGTTTCTGTACCTACTTCATATCTCTCACATATCCATTCATAAATATTATCACTTCTCGCCAAATAATCAACTGTATATCGTTTACATTCTTGTGGCGTTTCCGGCAAACACATATTATTCTCTATAAACTTTTTACAATAAGGCGCTAAGATTTCGAATAATACTAATCGATTCTTCTCCATAAATTCATCTGTTTTATATTTCGGATTTCCAATATATACATTCGTTTTATCTTTCGTTTTTTCATATTCTTCCGCTGATTTGAAAGAACTAATAAACGGTATTACCCGGATTCGACGAACCAAACTATCTCCCACTTCATCCAGTTTCGGCATACGATTACATTCCATAAAGAGAGACGCACACATTCGTGTTGAACATTGATTAGAAAACGCCATACGAGCATTAATTGTCTTCTCTCCTGTTATTTCTTTCAATGTAGATGTACATATTTTACGCCTATTTGTCGGTTCTGTAGTGAGGGCAAACCGTTTATTACTCAAGTTTGCTATTTGCGGATTCGCACCATCTTTTATCTCACTTAATAAAACATTACTACTTAATTTATATCCATAATTACCACACGTTTTCATCATTTGAGAGTCTATCACACCTTTCCCATTTCCACCCTCTCCAGTTGCTACAAATAAATGTTCCACTTGGCATCCGATTAATCCTGTACATAAACAATACAGATAGAATTCCCCCAGTCTCTCGGTTTGGAAAAATAGTGGATAGTAATTGATTATATTCGGATTGCTTCACTAGTTTTGGGTCATGATAAGGGTCATAATTATACCCACAAGTAATCGAAATATAATGATACCGATTCGGTTCTATTATCTGTCCTCTCTCCAAATCATAAATCGCATTATTAAACGCAAATATATAAGGTTTATTGTTGAAAACAGCATCTCGATTATAGATTTTATTACAAATATCTTCCGTTAATGTTTTCTTATATTTGATTTGACGCAATAAACTCACATTTTTATGAAATTTATTCAGCGATTCTTCTATTTTATCCTTATCTTTATCCTCTCCAGATAATTGTGCTTTCTTTTGAAAATAATAATCCATTAACTCCCTGTAAAAAACACTATCAATGAAGTTATAAATATTCACTCGTCTCTCGTCTTCTTCCCAATATATACCATTAAACAAGTATAATCGGTTTTCATAAAAAATAAAATCGTTATACATAATACGGAAATAATCGCTTAATAATCCTGTAGTGAACATAGGAGAGTGTAAATCAAACGTCATTTGTTGTTTTATATATTCGTCTCTGTAACTCTGGTCCATTGGTTTTGTTTCAAGAGATACTTCGAATCCTGTTTTTTCTTTGATAGCCCGTTCTAATTCTCTCAATACACAAGGTCGATACCGACTTGTTTCAATCATAATACCGTCTGAACACAATACAGCATTATTATCTATTATATATTTATGTTCAACTAGATACCAATAAATCACTTCCAGTATCCGTGATTCTATTTCTTGAGCAAATGTCGAGAGAGTTGAACGATAAACACAGAAATTAGTTTTACTATTTTGTTTTTTTCGAAGGACACATTCATATATTTCCGGATTTTTATGGGTGATCTCTCTAGATATTAGTTCCATTTCTTTTATAAATTCGTCGATGAAAGGCAACGCAGGCATATCTGTCTTTACACAAGAAGCCCATCTTTGGAATTTTCCTCCATACATTAAAGCAATAAACAGTTCTTTGGCTTGACATCGAGAGACAGAATAATGTGTTTGTATCATCTCCAAATAATAATTTCTTTTATTTACATAGGATTCCAATAGTTTGTAGGGGATGCCGTGTTTTTTACAGATTTGATATATGAGCACAGCATGACAATTGCAAATATCAATATCTGTATAATACTGAGAGGCAATTGTATGACGTATTTCACGTCGTATAGCACCGAGAGATAATGATTTATAAGGATTACATCTCCCCCAATTTGTATTATTATTTTTACAATATCTTACAGAAACTTGACCATTTACTATGTTTTCATAATATTTTGTCAAATGTGTTTTTTCATTTGTATATTCATAATTCAACCACCAATCTTGTTCATCGGTTTCTTCCTCTTCTTCCTCTTCTTTTTCCTTCTCTACTCCTTCTTCATCATTATTTTCTTCATTCTTTCCTCCTTCTGATTTTATTTTTTGTTTGTTTGACTTATTCTTTGTTTCAAATACAATTGAACTATGGATTAGTTTGCCTAATCGCAAATAGTCGACATTTTCATATAATATGATACCATTTAAGGTGTTGTTATGTGGTGTAAGAGTAAGAGACTCCATTTTATAATATAGGTAGAGATTATATTTTTGGAATTTATTCGCAAAGAAATTCCAAATATTCAAGATTGATAATATTTTCCTAAATAAATGTCAAAATCGGCATTTCTATTCTAAGAATTCTTGATTTTCAACATAAGGTTCAGGTTTTTTCACAATATATTTCATAGTTCGTTTAGTGAATCCGTCTTTGTTTTTTTCATCATATACAGTATAATCAACTGTATATCCCTCTTTTCTCAATATATTGCGTGCTATGTTTAATGCTGGACGTTTGGTAGAGCTCTCTAGGTTCGGTTTAAATGCGGAAATAGAACTTACACAAAAACAACGTTGTATTTCATCTTTCATATTTAATATTTTCTGTTGTTTTTCAAGGTCTCTATCAAAATCGAATAATAAGAAACTATTATCATTATCCAATTGTAAAATATCAATAATACGATTACAAATATCAATTCTTTGTTGTTTATGAAGAGCTTCTTTTGTTTGTTTCATTATAAGAGTTATCCTGATATATATAATGTCTTTATTCTTTTTTATCTCTCACGGGGGTTCTAATAATATCGCAAATTTCGCCCCAATTGAGCAGATTTTGCCCGACCAAGGCCCGTTTTCGAATTATTTTATAGAAATGAAAAAGTTGTGATTTCGGGGCAAAATCTGCTCATTTGCTCAAAAAGGCAAAATCTGCCCCAACAAGGCAAATTTTGCCCGACCAAGCCCCCTTTTCGAATTATTTTACAGAAATGAAAAAGTTGTGATTTCAGGGCAAAATCTGCCTTATTTGCCTTATCCAAAAAGTCTCTCTCTCTCTTGATAACATCTATTCCCGAACCTGTGAAAAAACAGAAGACTCCCCCGAAAACAGCAAAATCAAAAATGGAAAATCCATATGCAAACATAAGTTCATTTATACGCAGTAAAACTAAACGTAATAAAGATTATGCCCCTGTTGCAACAGATGAATATGTTATGCCAGACGCTCCAACAGGACCAATTCTACCTAGCGCACCAACCCATGAACCAACCGTTGAAGATGATATTAAGTGGGGTGTTAGACAACCTGCTGAATATGCTGGCGGAAGAAAACGAAGAACAAATAAACGCAAGAACAGGCGTAATAAACGTAGAACATCGCGTAATTAAACTATTATAAAAGATACTGTGTCCGAATAATATAAGACTTATAGTTATTTATATTATTCATATTGTAAGGCTAAATTACGCATAATCATAATAAGGATTATCCGTGATTTTCATACTACAATATTCCACCGGTTCATTTTTATAATCTTGTGGGTCATGGAGTCCGGCTTCTTTTGCGTGTGTTAATAAGAATTTAAAATTCTCCCAGAACTCGTCTTTATGTCCAATCGATTCTGTTGCGGTATGAGCCATTTCGTGAGCCATAACAAAGAATGCGGTATGTTCATCAATCATCGAATCCCCACCTTTCTTTTTATTTAAACAGAATGCCATTTTCTGTCCTTTATTTTCACTATAGGCAGTATATTTGCTGGTAGGTAGATTCTCAACGATTTTATCAGGGCGGAAATTCGCGGATAAACGTTGTACAACATCTTTGTCGGGGAATTTGTTTTTCAAATAATCGACTAATTTGGAACCTTTATTGGCGACTTTGGCTAATAAATCGGCGGCTTCTTGCATTTTTTCTCTCTCACGAACACAATATTTATTTCCATCAACAGTAGAAATAATACATTTTAGTTCGAAACCGGATTTATCATAGTAAAAGTAGAGAATAACTCCTAAAATTAAAAATAAAAACGCATAAGCCAAATATTCTTGATGCATTCTTCAAAAAACCTTATAATAACGAGAGATTATTTGGATTCGGTGACACAATATTTATCTCTCTTTCCATAGCGATATCCGACCCATAATTTCAAATATAAACAATTGGTCCAACAAGAAACCGTATAAAAATTAGACATAGGATATGATTTAATGGAAATCGAATCGAATTGTCGATACTACCATAAAACACACAATAAATATTGTTTTGTGGTTGCTTTAAAATATTATAAGAATCATCCAACAACTGTTTTTGAATATATCGATAATATTCGAAAATATTGTACAGGAGCCAAAATCCTGGTTGTCGATAACTATTCGCCGGATAAAATCGAATTACCTGAAGGCGATGATATTGAATATCTGTTAAATACGAGTGAAAACGGGTTTGAATTAGGCGCATATAAATTCGCAATACGATATCTGTTAGAGAGTGGACAAACGGAATTATATGAGTATTTTATTTTTAGTCAGGATAGTTTTTATTTATATCAACCGATACAAATAGAAAATAATATAATAGCGTGTCCGATAGTTTCAAGTAAGCCGGGACAGTTTCGGTTAGATTTTGTAGATGGAATAGGATATTATAAAGGACATCCGAGACATTCGATGATACAAGAGGCGATACAAGAGATGGGATTAGAGGATGAGGTCGATAATTTAACATTTTGTTGCGGTTGTAATATTGTATTAAAAGGAAACACAGAATTATTGGAATTATTTGATACGATGACAAATACGGAATTATGGGCGACAAACACGAAATTGGAAAGCGAATGTACAGAGAGAATGTTGGCTGGATTATTATATTTGTTGAATCATAAGAAGAATCAGAGAATTGAACCGATGTTAATAGATGAAGTGTTTGGAGAGATTAAGGTAGGTAATGAAATCGTGTTCAAATATTTTAAGAAAAAAGTAAATAACAAAACAGAAAATACCTGTTAGCACGAAGGATAGAGATGTAAAATATTTATTAGAGTTTTGATTCTAATAAAAAGAATAATTTCTGAATAAAAAAGAATGGAAAATTTTTATCAATAAGTTCATCAGTAGGAACAGTGCCAAACCAAATTGCTACAAAAAAAGGAAAATATCGAATAGCATCGTGTAAATCGGAACAATACTGTTGATATCCATAGTTAACAACACCGAACTCTTTTAATTTGGCATAATAATAACCTTTAAATATAGGATAATACAACAATATATGTTCCAAGTCGAAACTCTCAATTAAAAAGAAAATCATATCTTGAACACCTTTTCCAATAGCGACATATTGCCAATCTAAGAAAACGGGAGACATTGATTTTTCCTGATTGTAAAAAATATTTGGAGATTTCACATCGCCATGAATAATTGTAAGTGGTTGTTGAGATAAACGTTGTTGTATATTCGCAAAATCATCTTTGACCGTTTCCGCAATGCGTATTTGTTCAGGTGTCAGCATCGAGCGCCAATTTTCTTTAAACAATGTCCATTTTGAGAAAATAAATTCTGACCAAGAAGGACAAAATAGGGGGTCATTATGTTTTTTAAGTTCAGGATACGCATTCTGAATATTTTTATTCCAATGTTTTGTATGGAATTTGGCTAATTGTTCTATAACTTTGAGAGAAGTATCAATTGGTTGTTTATTTAGATCAAGATTTAATACATAATTGTTTGTTGTTAATAAATTTTCCATAAGAATACCGATTGTATTTAATTGTTCATCTTTAATTAATCCATAAAATTCAGGAACGTCAATATTTACATATTTGGATATTGCGTCATAAAAATAATTTTCTCTTTCATATAAACCAAGTTTTTTTGCCATAACTGATAAATTCGTTTCCATCTTATTTTCCAATTTTAAAACACAATGATAAGTAGTTTTTATTGTTTTGATTTTGAGAGATAAAACATCGGATATATATCCACCTTTCAACTTTGTTTCATCAATATCGATTTCTAGAATTTGCCAATTCAGAGAATTTCGGATATATTCTTTTATTTTCTCGATAGTATTGGTATTTTTATATCGGATAAATTGTTGGTAATCAATATTTTCATAATTATCAATAGCAATATCCGCTCCGTTTTTAATTAATTCTTGTTTATCATATTCAGTTGTTATCCCTATCAAACAATGAGGATTTGATAGACGTCCTGATAATAACCCAGACTTCGAATCTTCAAAAATAATCGACGTTTTTACCCCATATTTTTTCATAGTTTCCAAATATGGGTCTGGATGTGGTTTTCCGTTCGCACATTCACTTCCTACAGTGATATAGTCAATGTATTCGTTGAATCCACAATACTCACATATTTTATTTGCTATTTGGCGATTACAATTTGTTACAATAGAAATATAATGTCCGGCTTGTCTAATCTGCTTCAGGAATTGTATAGTACCAGTTATTATTTCTATTTTATCCATATTCTTTATAAATAATTCGTCTTTGGTTTCAGATACTTTGGAAACATTGGGTGAAGATAGTAAAAACGTTGAAACTACTTTTGCGTCGGTATTTCCATGTATGTATTTTTTAAATAAATCGTAAGTCAAATCAATGTTATAAGGAAGTAATATTTCTTTCCAAACGTCGAAATAAATAGTATCAGTTTTCACTAATGTTCCATCAAGATCAAATAAAAAAACATAAGAACGATTTACATATTCTTTAAGTTCTAATGGTGTTCCGAGAGAATATACTTGTGAATTATCCAATTCTATCGCACTGAACTTAATATTTTCATCTGACAGCAGATAAGAAATCGCACAAGAAGTATAAGGTTCACCATTGACAGTTATATTATTGTCTAATATATAAGTTGCACTCCGATGTAAAAGTGATGCGGACTCAAAAACATAGCATCCAGTATTCGCATTATTTGATATTTTATTTTTTTCACAAATTCTTGAAATAGTGTTATTTTCTATTTCAATATAGGAATAAATCGGTGGTGCATAAGGAGATTTTTTGGTATAGAATACTATGTTTTTATTGGCAGATTCACGTATATAATTTAAAATATCGGCTGTATAAAATGTGTCACAGTCTAATAATACACAAGGATTCTCTTCGAATAGTTGAACCCCATAAATATTTAAACCGTATAATATCGTTTCAAGGGCACCTTTTGTTTGATATGGTACTGGAATACATTGAATATTATACTGGTGATTGTTCATATGTTCATATGAGTTGAAATACGAATTTATCTTTTTGGAAAAATCATAATCATCTAAAATATGGTGATAAAAAATGAAGATTTTGTCATCAGGCTTAATAGTTAAACGTTCAATAACATGAAGAATAAGTGGTTTTCCAAAAACAGGTATTAATGGTTTTGGGACATTATATCCTTCTTTGAAAAATCGTTCTCCTTTTCCTCCAAGTGGAATAATAATATTCATAATCAATTATAATATTATTGAATACATATAAATCTTATATTATAATCGTAGTTGGCGAAATATTTAAGATTTGTTTCCTAATTTCATCTGAATAATATCCATTTTTTAATATAACAATAGAATCATTATTTCTCAAAATATCAGGAGAGAATATTTGGATTTCAAATCCGGATAAGTACTTTCCCTGTTTTTCTATACAATTATCTAAAATGCCTGTTATGTTTTCTTTATTTAATCCGAGAGATAATAATAATTGTGTGTTATAAGAAGCGCCAAAAACATACACTGGTTTCGATTGTTGTGTTTGAAGTAGGTTATGAATTTGATAAATATATTCTTTGTATTTATCGAGAGTTGTTTCGAATTGGAGTTTATAATCGGTAATTGGCAAAATATTATTTGAATTTATGGGTAGACCTGTTTTACGTGTATGATAGATAATACTATGATTTTCATAATCTGTGATTTCTACGATTTCGAATCCGTGTGATTCTAATAAATATCGTATATTTTGTTTGTTTAAAAATACAGTGTGTTCAAAGAATACACCGAGAAAAGGGGCTAGTTCAGATTGAGCAATATATTCCATGTTTGGAATGCCAAATACCATTTCACCATTATCGGATAATATATCGTGGCATTTTTTGAGAAATTCAGGATATTCATAAATGTGTTCGAATAAGTGTGAATGAACAATAACATCGATTTCATAATTAGTTTGAAATAAATAGTCGAAAAACTTAGGTATAAAAGTAATATTTGATGCGAATTTAATTGATTTGTTTTGGTTTGGTTCTACAATATACCAATGATTATACCAATTGTTAGTGATTCGATTTGCTATTTTTCCAGAGGGGTCACCGATTTCCAACACATTTTTATTTTGAACAATAGGACGTAGAATATTTACAATCGTGTTGAAATATTGTTCCCAAGTATTGCCGACTGATGTAAAATTATGAGAAGTCTCATATAAAATATGGAGAGGTATTAATTTATTCAATTGGATTGTTTTACAAGAATTACATTGTGCATAAGAAAGTTCGGATAATTCGAATGAAGGTTTTTCAGTGGTTGAAATACGAATTGGAACATTTGATAATGAATAAAATGCGTTTGGCAATAGGTGATTGCAAATACAACAATAATTGCGAAGAATCATATATGTATTAAATGTTGTTATTTATATATAAAATTGAGTTATATACATATACTATTTATAATCAAACATAATGTTTCACATAGTAAGTACGCGTGGAAATGAATTAAACAATTAATGTATTTATAATAAATAATGAATATAAGTCAAATGAACATATATTCAATAAATCCTCAACCCAAACCCAAACTGTTAGTTGGCTTATATGGATTGCCAAGAACATTCGAACATACAGCAAACAATTTTTTTGAAGCATTAATTATTCCAAACATGGATACATATGATATTACAATTATGATAAACACGGATTTTGACTGTGAACCTTAGGTTGAATGGCAATATAGAGGACACATAATTGATGGTCAAAAACTGGATCATCAAATGACTTTAAACAAGTTAACAACTGTTTATAATCGTTATAATCAATTAAAAAGAATTAGTATAATGCCATTTAGTAATGACTTAATAAATAAAGAAAGATTTAGTCATTCGGTCTATGCTTTTCGGACATCATTGATTTTTCAAGCAGAACAAGAATTACAAAATGAATATGACGTTTATCTAATGACACGAATGGACTTGTTCTATAGCAATCGGCTGTACATAAAAAATCTTATTATTCCAAATACTGTTTTTTCTGTACCCGGCTATTTTGACCGTAGATTTGAAATATTTAATAGAGATGATGATCTCTGTTATTTTGGGGATTATAATTCAATGATATCATTTACAACCGCATTTTCTCGTGTAAATGAACATTTTGCGTTTACTCCAAACGATATAATATTTAAGAATGTTATACCAGTAATTGACAAAACAATGCGCTCTATATTATCAAAAGATGAATGCTTTAGTGTCATTAAATATGTAAATGGAGATGGAGTATGCGAGATACCATCATTTTATAAATACAAAGTATTCAAATCATTGATGAATGTTGGTATAAAATTTATACTATTACCACAACAGTATATAAATATAAGGACGGTTAGATATTCTGATATAAAAACATCATAATATAAAATATTATTATAATAATATTTTCAATGATATCAATTTATGAACCAGACATCGTTAATTATTCAGAATCGGCGATAAACGCAATAAGAAGTGGTTGGATTTCGAATCATGGTGAATATGTAAATAATGCAACAAACAAATTAAAAAAAATTCTCGGAGTAAAACACATAATATTAATGTCAAATGGAACATGTGCGACACATTGTTTATTTCTGTCTTTAAAATTTAAGTATCCAACTATTAATAAGATATATGTTCCAAATAATTGTTATGTCGCGGCTTGGAACGCAATGTTAATGGAATATGATAAGAGTAATATTCGTGTTATGAACATGTGTTTGGACACTTGGAACATATGTGTAAATGAAGAATATATTAATACACTTGAGTATGGTTCAGCAATGTTAATTGTTCATAACTTAGGAAATATTGTAAATGTACCGAGACTAAAAAGACTTAGGCCTGATATAATATTCATAGAAGATAATTGTGAAGGGTTTACTGGAAAATATGAAGATATATATTCAGGAACTAGTGAATCTACATTATGTTCATCAGTATCATTTTATGCTAATAAAATATTAACAACCGGCGAAGGTGGAGCATTTATTACAAATGATGATGATGTGTATAATTATATTTCAAAAGTATACTCTCAAGGAATGTCTGAAATACGTTATTTGCATGACATTCATGCGTTTAATTATCGTATGACAAATATTCAAGCAGCATTTCTTTGCGATCAGTTAGATGATATTGAAAATATATTATACAAAAAAAAAGAGTTATTTGATTATTATAACAAAATATTAACACCATTGATAAAAACTGGAAAAATTAAAACGCTACAACCGGAAAAAAATACTATACCCGCAAATTGGATGTTTGGAATAAGAATTATTGAAAACACATATTCAATACAAGATACCCAGCAATTTTTTTTAAGACATGATATTGATATTAGACCATTTTTTTATCCTATAAATTCTCATAAACATTTGTCTGACATTTGTGTGAACGATATTAATTCTGAAATATTAAATAAAGAAATAATAATGGTACCATCGTATTCAACTATATCAAATGAAAAACAAAGATATATTGTAGATACAATAGTTAAGTTTCTAGATAATAGTTTTGATGAAAATTTTTATTTAAGAAATGTATTGAAACAAGACATATTTGACACAATACCGAAAAATATAGTATTTGAAACTGATAATAAAATATATAATAATATTCGAATAAATATTGATAAGTTTATAGAAAGAACAATTAAAAATTTAAAAAACAAAATGATTCTAGAAATCGGTCCAAAACATTTGGGAGATCCAAGATTTAGAGTTAATAATATTTTAGAAACAGTAAATATTATCGAATCAAATACTACATATACAGCGGATTTGACAAAAGATAATAACATACCGAATGAAAGATTTGATGCGATTTATTGTTTAGAAGTGGCAGAACACACATTCGAACCTTTGTGTTTAATAAAACAATTAAAAAAACTATTAAAACCAAATGGGTTATTGTTTTTATCATCACCATTTCAATTTCGATTACACGGACCTATACCTGACTGTTACAGGATAAGTGAATACGCATGGAAATATATTTTAAACACAACAAATTTTGAAATTATTGAACTTAGCGCATTGATGGATAAGGCCAGGCCAGCATTTCCTATTCATTATACAATTATTGCAAGGAATATAATATAAATATTAATAAGTATTGACAATATTAAACATATGGACAAAATAAATAAAAGATTGAATGTGTTAATATTTCCATCCGGTTCTGGTGTATCTAAAGAAATTTTTGATTCATTGAAATATATTAGATGGATAAACATATATGGAGCTGAATCATCAGATGATAATTTTTCATCATATCAGTTTGAGAATATAATATTAAACACACCATATATATCAGATGTAGAAGGTACATTGACATTTTTAAAACAAGTAATCAACGATAAAAAAATAGATTGCATATTTCCAGCAATGGATAATATTATTGTGTTTTTGAAAACGTATGAGGATTATCTTGGTGTCAAAATAATTGCTCCAAATTTAGACATATGTCGTATTTGCTTGTCTAAACAAAAAACGTACGAACTGTTTAAAAATATTATAAATGTTCCAAAACTATATGATATAAATAACATAACAAATGATTTATTCCCTCTATTTATTAAACCTGAATGTGGTTATGGTTCTAGAAATTCGTTTAAGGTCGAAACCAAACACGAATTAGAATATTATTATAATAAAATCGAAAATTTGTTAATATGTGAATATTTACCAGGAGAAGAATATACAATTGACTGTTTTTCATCAGAAAAATACGGACTCATATCGTGTGAGCCACGTGAAAGATTAAAAACATTAAATGGAATGAGTATATTAACAAAACATATCAATAACAATGAATTTAAACATATCGGAAAACTTATTAATGATACATTGAAACTTAAAGGTGTGTGGTTTTTTCAAATGAAACGAAATTTAAATGGAACATTTACACTGCTAGAAATAGCACCAAGAATACCAGGCGCTTTGGCATTGCATCGGTCATTGGGCATAAATTATGCGTTGTTATCTATTTATGAACATTTCGGCATTAATATTGATAGTGTTATCGTTAATAAATATGATATATCTTGTTATAAATATTTTGAAAACAACTATAAAACAAACTTAGAATATGACACAATCTATGTAGATTTAGATGACACAATCATAATTAAAAACAAAGTTAATACCAAATTAATACAATATTTATATTATTCTAAAAATATTAAAAAAAATATAATTTTGATTACTAGAAACAATAATCCAATTGACACGCTAAATTGTTTTTGCATATCAGAAAAATTGTTTGACAATATAATAATATGTGAAACAAATGTTAAAAAAAGCGAACATATGAAATCCGATATGTCTATTTTTATAGACGATTCATATTTAGAGAGATTTGATGCTTACAGTAAAGGCCTTAATGTTTTTAGTTGTGATATGATAGAATTGTTGTTTGATGAAAAACTATAACAACGGCAAACAATCGTGTTCTTGTTCATTAATATAATTATCATTTTTATTGGTTATTATATATCCTTCTATTGCTTTCAATCGTTTGGTTTTTGAAAGCGGATAGAATATACATGAAAAACATGAATTAATTATAAAAAATCGTTCACATTTTTTTATTATATCTATATAATGAACAATTGGTAGATTTATGTAATAATTTGCTATTTTATGTTTTTCATTTGAAACATTATATAAGTTTTTATTTGTACAAACGCATATATAATCATTGTCATTAATGTATTTGTTAATATATTTATCAATATTAATTTCACGATCAGACCCTTTAGTATGACAAAAAATTATTTTATACATTTCAACAGATTTTAAACAATTTATGCTCATTTCATTACTTGGAATATTGAAATAATTATAATAAATACTCAAATCTAAATTTATACATGTATAAAATTTTTCGATAAATTCATAATCGCATTTCCATGTATTATCTTGTTGTCTGTTTAATAATTCAGGATGTGTTATATATGAATTGATATATGTTCTGTGACATCCGCAAATAAAAATATTAATGTTATTATCATTGTAATATGCGTTTGATATGATTCTCTTTGTTTCTGCAAATTCATTATTATGCGGAAAATCAACAATGACTACAGGTTTTCCTAAGAAAAGCAACTCTACATTTTTTTTATATATATCTTTACAAAGGAAATATATGACATTATAGTATTTTAATAAAAAATTTATTGCCCCGATTGACGTAATGTTGTCGCCTAAACCGTTATGAGATAAATAATACGCTGTGTTAAGTTTAAAACTCATATAATAATATTATTATATTATTATATATACATTATGAACGTAATAAATTTACCAATTTCCATTGGTGAAGCTATGGATAAATTAACAATCTTAGATATAAAAAAAGATAACATAAAAGATATCCGACTAAGCGATATTGAAACTGAATATAATTTGTTATATGAGCACTTACAACAATATTTGAATCAACATTATTATTATTATAAAATTATGAAAAATGTAAACTTAATTATTTGGAATTTAATGGATGTCTTAAGAAAACCTAATGCAAATTTGAGTGATGAAGAATACTTAAAAATATGTAAGAAAACAATAGAACTTAATGATTTGAGATTTCGAATAAAAAACAAAATTAACAAAGCATCTTGTTCATTTTTAAGAGAACAAAAGGGATATGATTTTACACGTATTGTAATTGATATTAATGAACATATTTTAAATTTAGAAGAAATCACAAGCATCATTCATTACATATCATTCTTTTATGATGAGATTGTTATTGTTTCAAATAGTGTTTGTGAATATTTGTTTAACATAGACAATATTGTTTTTGTAAGTGAAACTAAATATGACATAAATTATAGTTTGAAACATAAAACATATCAAGATTCTTTATTGGAAACAAAAATCGATTTGCAATTGTTTAATTTAGTTCATTCTAAACAACATAATAATATAAATCTATGAAAATATACATTTACACTAAACAAAGTATTTAAATATTATATGTTATACTATAAATGAAAATCATATCGTTTTGTATTTATGGAAACGCCGATAAATATTGTAAAGGGCTTGCTGAAAATCTAGTTCTTATTCAAAATAATTTGCCAGACTATCAATGTTTTATTTATGTCGGAGATCAAGTTCCTCAACATTGGACCGACTTATATTCATCTTATCCATTTGTAAAATTATTTTATACAGGACGCATCGGCCACGATAATATGATTGATCGTTTTTATGCGATTGACGAGCCTGATGTAGGAATTGCGATAGTAAGAGATAGTGATTCTAGAATTCATGAACGTGACCTCTGGTGTATTCGACATTTTGAAAAATCGGAGTTTTTATTTCATACGATTCGCGACCATCCATATCATAAAACCGAAATTATGGGTGGGTTATGGGGAATAAAACGTAAATGTTTGTCGAAATCAATACGAACTTTGTATAACGAATATAATGAAAATGGAACACTGATTAATAAAATACAACATGACCAACAATTTTTGAAAAACAAAATATATCCTTTGGTTGTTTCAAAAATGGTTGTTTATGTGTTTCATGATAACATACGAAAAAACTTGAAAGAAACTATAAAACGAATTCCAATGAATATAATCAATAGTGATTTTTGCGGATTATCTATAAAATATGAAAATGATATTCCAATCAAAGAATATAAATGGGATATCAATTGGAATACACCGACATATGCTTTGCCTGTAGAAATAACAGATAATGTAAATCGTATATCGAATGATAATAATGACAAATCCATTATCCGGATTTTTTTAAATCAAATAGAACAAATTCAAAATCCAGCAATCAATTATCATATTTATATTGATAATTCTGACAGTTCACAATATGAACAAATAAAAACTCATATTGAAAATAAATTATTAAACGCGATTGTCTTTCCTACCGAAACATTAGAATCTAACAAAAATAAATATGGATATATCGGCATTATTCCGATGCGAGATTCTGATATACTTGTAAAACCACAATTGCCAAGTAAAACTATGTTTATGCGATAAAAATTAACTCAACATAATATCTTGAACAATTTTATTAATATTATGTGTTTTTTTAACAAATAACGCATCAATTTGAATCATAAATACATTTACATAATGTGGTTCTACAATTTCATATAATACATATCCAATACTATCCATATATTGTATATGTTCCAAAAATGTAGGAACATTTTCATTATATTGTCCAAATAATGGTATTTCTAATAATATAAAATCGGCCTTTTTTAAAATATTTGTAGACCCTTTCAAAATTGGGATTTCAGCACCTTGACTATCTATTTTTAAAAATATTGTGTTCATTTTATTGATTTCTGATTCCATTTGACTATCCAGCGTAAAACTTTTCCGTTTGATTGGCACACAATTTGTGAAATGCTTGGTTTTTTCTCTAAATATCGAGTCGCCTGTATTTCTCATTTCAAACCAATCAACATCGGTTTCATTTTCATTTAGAATTACGTTTTTTACTGTAAACTGATTATTGTTTTTGAATTTGTTTAATTCATCGTACAATATAGGTTCAAATAAATAATATTTTGATTCGGGATATATTTGACAACAACTAAGTGTCCAATTTCCGTGGTGTGCTCCAATATCAATAATCGTATCCGGAAGAAAACCGATATGTCTTAAACGTTGTATAGAATTAAACATTATTTATATATTACAAACTTTTTATATTTATTATACCCTTACACGGTTTAACCAAAATTCTGCCTTTAACCAATTTGGATTTTTCTTTTTCCAATCATCCAATTCTGTTTTGTATTTTATCCAATTATCCTCTAAGAAATCTTTTGTGACTTGTCGCCAATCTCCCACAATAATAACTGGCAAATCATGATAAAAATAATCCATTTCGGAGGTTTTCAAAATAGGCACAGAACCTAATAACAATGATTCATATATACGATGACAATCAATTCCTGTCCCTTCTGGTGATAATACATATTTTGACTTTGCGATTTGAGTATAAAACAATTCTGGTGATAAATCTTTTTCCTTCAAAACCCAATCTTGATTTTGAAATACAGATAAACATTCATTTCTTTTTGGAGGATTTGTAGTAATCACAAAATTCATATACAATAAATGTTCTTTGGATAATTTTGTATCTTCAATATTTAAAATTTTAGAATGATCCGAATATTTGCTATCTATAAATCCAATCGGAATTGGTGTAATCATCGGATGTTGAAACACACAATTAATCGCATAAATATGAGAGACGTAATGTCGAATCGCATTGAAATGGGCTTCTGTGAATTTTTGATCAGAATTATGAGAGATTAGTACGAATTTATTCGCAGGTGGATAATTACGCAATGAATTCAATAAATGTCCAAAATAATCAAGATTCAAAAACAGAGTATCGTTATGTTTAATATTATTTGGTTCTAGACGAGCCAGATAACGAGGACAAAATGACCATTTGCATATTCGATAAAATTCATATCCTGAAACAATATTATAACAATTATTAATAAATACCCTCTTGAAAATAGACATTACTTTTTCAGGTGTAAATTGTTTATAAGCATTCCAATCTTTTGTTTGAATTTCTTCTTTATTAAGATTTGTAAGGATTTTTTCCAAAGTTTGCTCATTATACTGAATTGCTTTGTCTTTTAACAATTGTAAGTGAGCAGGAAACCCTGAATTGCAACAGATAACTGGCTTATTTTTACGCCTTTGCATATTTAAAACGCCGAATAATTCCGTAGGAATTATTAAGGCGTTTTAAATGCGAAGGCAACTGTTACTTTTCACCGATAAAAATTCCCATTAATGGTCAATAATTTGCCATCGGCAAATTATGACTTATTAATCGGCATTTTAAAGGTGCAAAGGTTTAAAAGAAAATTCACCAATTGCTATTCCGAATGTTTCACCATCTGTCCTTGCCCATAACATTGCGTCACACGTATTAATAAATTCAACTTTTTTATCCAAATCAACAATTTTATCGAGATGGATAATGTTTGGCAATGAATCGCAAAATGGTTGTGTGTTTACGAATAAAAATATATATTCGGATTGTTTTTAGCAACCTTATATACAATTGGATGAACATATGAAATATCAAATTGTTCATATCCACCATGTCTCCCATAAACAATCGAATTTTCTGGAATTTTTAACTCTTCTCTCATGTTTCTATTATGTTCCGGCAATGATATCATATGAGGAACGAATGACATATTGTTATTGTATCCTCTAACCCACGGAGAAATTGAAGCATATACGTCACCATGAGGCTGGCTACAATTAAAAACACAATGTACGGCTGTTTTTACTACCTTACTTATTTTACCATCGTTTTCTCCTGATTTAATAATATACAACATATCACATTTTGTTGAAATCAAAATAGAATCAACTTCCGAAAAATTAGAGACACCGTAAACTTCAAATTCTTTTTTAAACTTTTCTACAACGCTATCACAAGATGTCAATGATGAATTGTATATAATAATCGACTCATTATTTAAAATTGTTTTATTATAATAAGCATAATCATATAATGCAACTGTGGTTCCTCTCTCACCTAAAAAATTATCCCAAAAAGCAATTTTTACCATAGTTTATGGATTTTATATATCTATTAAATTATTTGGTTTTATTTTTATTCATAACTGTTTCATATATTTCTCGATTTTCTATTAACATTTTCACCTTTTTTACTGTATTATTATCATACGGTACAAAAGAACCCGCAACGATATAATCGTGTATGTTCGGTGCTCCGTCATATATAGGCACCGCCCCTGATAGAAACACATTAAATATCTTTTCTGTTACGTATCCATCAGTTTTAGAATTCTCAAAACAAATAATAAATTTATATCGTGAATATATTCTCACCAATTCAGGAGAGTTATAACATGTCTTATCCTTTAATTCAGCATCATACTTATCCAAAAAATCGATTTGTCCAAATTGGGATAATTCTTGAATCACTCGATGTTTATTTTGGTTTAATCCATTTCTTGATGTAAAAAGACAAAATTGGCGTTGTTCAAAAGCGGGTGCTTGTTCGCGAATTGTTCGATATACCGGTTCATTATAAATACTGTTAAAATAACGAATGCGACAACTTACAGCCGAAATCAGGTTCCCTTGTGTTTTTGGAATATCATTATAGATATAGGTTTTTATAAGTGGATTTCCTATTCTACCAAAACGGTTCCAATGTTGATAATGAGTACGACCCACTGAAAAATTCTCTACAGACAAGAAAATATTATGTTCATTTGGTCTTAATAATGAATTATCAGTATGTTGAATACCTACAATACAAATATCGGCTGGTTCATTCTCTCCGACAATAACATAAGAATATTCTGTTGGGAGAAAAATAGCGACTGCTTGTTTATCGGATAGTTCATAGTAATTACGAACTTGTCCGTCAGGAACAATTAATTGTTTGGATGGTTCTGAAAAACGAACACGATATGACATAGTATTTTGTTATAACGAATACTATGTTTAAATTTTAATTTGTGTGTTTTACCAATAACACGACCCCTCAACATTCGCGTGATTCTTCGGTTTTTCACTGTCTATGTTATTCTGTAAATAATCTATTTTAATGAGTTGTTGTCATCATAATATAATTGCAAATAGTTCTTTTAGTTGGTGGTCTGCTTATATAAATACTCATTCCAATAAAATTGTATGTTATCCATCAGTTTGGTTTGGACCGACAATGTCTTATCATAATACATCTGATTTATGTCCGGATGAGTGGACAAAAATTGCGATTGTTTAATTACAAGTCATCTTATCTTTATACGACATACAAACCTGCCATTCAAAATCACCTATACTCATATTATTTATAAGTTTTACTTCTTGGTTAGTGGTAATTCTACTAGGTTGTTCCATTGTATATGTACAGGCATTTTGTGGTACAATAATACAAGGAAAATTGTTACACGCAACTAAACAAACCGCACAATCCATATGTGTAAAACAAACAGTTTCGGGCCATCCTTTTATTTTACGAAATGAACCCGTATCCATTAACATTACATCACCTGATTTTTGTGCGATTTTAATTGGTGTTAGGTTTGGTTCAAAACACCATTGATTGCACAAGTGTGTAACGTTATCTCTAACTTTTTTAAGTATGTCGTCGATCTTATCTTTGTATTCACCTTGATAGAGTTCCGAAATATCAATTTGTTTTGTTGAATATGTGGCAAAACGATAAAAATGTTCAGGCTTTATGTAATTATTTATGAATATGAAAAAATCTTCCGAAAATACTTGGTCTGCACTATTCATACAACAAAATATTCCTTTTGCTTCTTTTAAACAGGCGTTTTTACCATAAGATTCTATTAATTTAAAACCAAGTGGATTCGGATATTTTTGCGCCAGTTCGATAATCCTTACGTTCTTAGTTGATATTAATTTGTCTCCAATTAAAAACTTATTATTATGGTCAACTTGTTCACAAATTAATATTTCGTAACTAATATTGTATTTTTCACAATATTTTTCAATGGATAATATGTAAAGATTTATTCGGTCTAAAAAAAACTCAGAACCCTCGCATATTTTAATCGTGGTTAAAAATGTTATATAACACATTTATATTATTGTTATATAAAAATTTATTTATTTATTTTTCACACATATTAAGTAAACTTGTTCTATGTGACCTATTTAGTTTTTACCAATAACAAGACCCTTCGACATTCGCGTGATTCTTCGGTTTTTCGCTTTCTTTCGGTTTTGACCATGACCCATTTAAATACACTCTTAACATATCTGGTCTCTCGCGTATCCATCTCTGACCATTAATTCCCCAATACATTTGTAAAACTCCTCCTACGTAAATGGCCGATTTGCCCGACTTATAAATATGTGAGCAAATCAAATTTCCATATCCGCCCGCTGATACTAATGCAACATCATAGGTATCCTTAATCGCATCCAATCTCTCGCAAAATTTTGCCAATTCTACATCGAATTCGGCAGATTCTTCTGCGCCCTGTGTTTGGGGAGGTCGGATAGTTAAGATTTCACATTCAGGAAACAAATCTATACCATAAATTTCCTTTCTTATAAGAATCTTCTCTCGGATAGATTCTTCAAATGCCGAAACCATTAATACTCGTTTCTTCCTGAGAGATAATGTCCAAGGAATCGAATTAATATAATGAAAAATATCGAGAGCAAATGCCCAGACTGGTGTTTTCTGTGGATATTTCTCTCGAATATAATCGTGTGATTGAGCAATGTATCGATATACATCCCCTTGAGGCTCCCAACAAGTATACATTTCGCATTGGTCAAAAGACTCCATATACATTTTCGAATATTTTGCGATAGAATCATATCCTGTAAGTCGTATTCCCGCATTATTTTTCATTGTCGATACTGTTTTATTCACATAATTTTGGAAATCAGGTGATATTCCACCAGCACGCATCATCATTTCGCCATAAACCGCATAATTATTTTCAACTCCAGCGATTCTTGGAATAATAAAATTCTCTCCGATTTCCAATTTACGAGAGATATATCCACCCAATTTCGTATTGTCATTGAATTGGATTTGAGTAAATCCGGCGGTTTTGGCAGCAACTTGTCGAGGGTCGATACCAATTGTTGGACTCATTGTTGTCGGATTATATCCAGCAGGAACTGTCGACCCCCACGGTTGTCCAATCGCATCTGAACTCGTATAATTTCTCTGTCCTGAATGATGAACATGATATGTTTTTATGAATGCCGGGTCATTAATCACCTCGTACCCCAACATATAAAGTAGATAAATCATCTTATTGTCGCATCCGGGTTTTCCAAATTCGAACTGGAATGCCCGGTTTTCATTGGGTGTTGGAGTGAAATTCGAATGAATTATCCAAGTATCTTGAGAGTCAAAACGAGGACCGAATATTTTCGATTGGCGAATATCTCTCAAATCCAATTCATATCTTAATAGAGCAAATGCTTGTCGTTTTTCGTGGGCTCTCGAATATCTTAAATTCTCTATTGTCGCATCGAAGAAAATATCCGCATTAATTGTCGCATTGTATCCTTCGATTTTATTCTCTCGAATATACTTATAAACATCGCTGAATTTTAATCGTTTCCCTCGCATATCAACTTGGACCAATTTGTCTTTGATTTCCTGTGGAGCAGATTCGATACCTAACTCCTTATAGGTATACATTCTCTCATTTAACAAATATACTTTATCAATGAACGGATTTTTCAGATTCATTGAGAGACAAATACGAATTTCATTTGAACGTATCGGGTCATTGTGAATAAAAAACTGATAAATAAGATTGATTTTATCAGTGGTAAATGGGGTGTCTTGTTCTCTCTTCAATGTGGGTGATAATGATAATATTTTCATTATTCTATCCTTGATATTTCGATTTCTTTTTATCTTTCTATACGCATATTACGCGAAAATTATAGGATAGGTAGGTCTATAGAAATAATAAATTATCTGTAGATTATAAATGAATTCAGTTCCTTTAATGTATCAAACTAGAACAACGACCGTCCCACGTGGAATGCCTGTAAAAGATTTAACAAGTGATGGACAATCATCATTTGCTATCAATCGTCGCGAATATATGGACACCGTTTATGCGGATAATAAAGAAAAAGAAATCAATGTGTATAAATTGAAAAAATTCACAGGTGGTTGTAGAGATGCTTCTGATATTATTCGAAGAAGACGTGTAGCAGAAATTGGTGTAGGTTCTCTAAACACAAATCAACAAAAAATGTCTTTTATGGAAACAAAAGATACGAATGTGAAACGAGAGGCTCTCCGACGTGTTCGTTCTGGTGGCAACATTGTTCCCAATAAATGCCGTTCCAATCAAACAATATTTTAACGTATCAGATGCCTCTCATAATGTTTCTGTTATGATTATTATATATGTCGAAAAATACTGATAAAGAGGTTATCGATTCTTTTATGTCTCATGGAAGTACTCGTAAAGAAGCCGAGTCAAAACTTGAAAAAGTAAAAGAAATATTGAAACAAGCAGATGCTTTAGAAGACGCAAGAGGCGTTCAAAAATTATTCGAAAAACACGGCGACAAGGCAACTCATTTAATCAACCAAATCACTGAAAAAATAAAAGAATCACAAACACACACTGGCAAACGTCATCGTTCTCCAACTCCTGAGTCTGATTCTGATATTGAGGAATGGAGTAAATTACCAGGGGCTACATTAAAAAAATCAAGAACAATGAATTCGAAAATGTTCGATTCGAAAGGCGGAAAAACAAGAAAAAACCGAAAATCAAAACAAAACCGTAAATCTAGCAAAAACCGTAAATCTAGACAAACAAAACACTAAGAAAAATCTAAATCTAAAGTCAAAATAATTTATTGTAAATACATAAATTATTTTTCACATTATTTACATCCGATAATTCTTTTTTTTGCGAACCGTTTTATTCATAATCCGTTTTCGTTTTCCAGCATTCATATTTTTTCTTCGAACCTGTCGCATTGTTCTTCTTGACACATCCTTGTCATTTCGATTTATAATTTCACAACTAAAATCAAAAATGACTACTTTCGTATATTCATGTTCTTTCAAATAATCAACAATATCAGATAAATTTGTTTTTTGTTCTCTCTGTGTATTACGAGTAATATATTTTAATCCTATCACATTTTTACCAATATTATCCATTATTTTACCATCATTGTCAATTTGTATAATTTTGAAATCATAATCAGAACCGTTTAGTATCTTGAATTCATAATTTTTATTATTCATATATTCTCCCGCCAATTTCACAGATATAGGTGATATTCCATTTCTATATTGAACATTACGGATAAAATCGAGTTCGTCTTCATCCAATTCTCTATGTTTGCGTTTACTACTGATACGAATATTACTCGAAATTTCTTCATTTATACCTTGAAACCTGTTATGTAAATAATTCATAGTATTTAGAATAGTTTCCGAATCAGATGTATTCAATAATGGCATTGATGGAACAATATAGGATAAATATTGATTCAATTCTCTTTCTTTCAAGAAATTACACTCACCTTTACGTGCGTTTGTATAAGTAATAATATTCATATTATCAGGAACCCTAAATTGGTCGGGTTTATCTTTACTGTCAATATTATACCATCCGTGAGTAGTAATTAGTAATACTGCCGTCTTTTCCATAAATAATGGGTTTGTTATTATTTCTTATCCAAATGGGATAAAAAAGGTGTAAGATAACTGATTATTTTTTACCGCCTTTATCCTTTTTCTTTTTCGAACCGCTCACATTTGTCTCTACAACTGTTGTTGTTGTCGTAACAGTAATTGTATTATCCTCTTTTACGGAATCCGGTTGAGGTAATGAATACCATTCCGATTCTTCTGTAATATCTTTCTTAATGTTCTCTTCTTCTTTTTGAATTTCTTTGGTTTCGGCTTCCGCAGTTTCACTTGCGTTTTTCATAAATGATGGAGTTTTCATCATTGATAATAATTTTCCATTCAATGTGCGAGAGATAGTAGAAGGTGTAGCATCTACTGGAATTTTCACATTTGTTATCACTGTTTTTGTTGTTGGAGTACTATCAGGTTCAAAAACCTCTTCTTTTTTCATTGGGACAGCGGGTATCGCTGTATCTAAAACCGATTTCAAATGAGGTGCAGCCATTGCATCTGCTAATGTATATCCATTTTTATATACATCCATATAATAATTACTGGATAATCGATTACATATAAGTTCGAATAAATCTTGACTAACTTTATTTGTTGGATGAAATAATTTGGCAATGTTCTCGTAAATCCCGATCGATGCTAATTTACGTTTTAATTCGACTTTACGGATTTTAATGCTGGCATTTCTCTCTTTTACAGAATCGAATATCATTTCCAGAAAATAATCGAGAGCACCTGCGTAATGTTTTGGGATATAAGCACAACGTAAATTATAATAAATATGTTGGATTATTTTGTGTTGATTGCGAGAGATAGAAATATAAAGTTGGTCTAATGTTTGATTTTCCTCGCAAACAGTGGCATATACCACGAGAGTTAAAAGAATTAATTCTTCATTTGTAATATTTTCAATACCTTTATCATAGAGTTTTTGGAAGAAGGTCCGTTTATGAATTCCACCGGTTTTTAATAGATATGGTAAATATACTAAATTTGTAGTTGCATTAATTCGCATTTCTGGTTTATACAATCCCTATAGAAAATTATACAAGACAAATATATTTTGTATAATTACATATCCTTGATATTTAACCAATAATATCCATAAGTTTGAATTTCGAACGATTACTTAAACCAATACGTTTGGATTCTACAATTTCTTCAATCGCTGGCAATAATTCGTCTTCATAATCATCAATGCGGGCGAATTCTTGTTCTAAGATACCAACAGAAATGATAAAATTTTCCACATATTCTTCGATTTTCTTGGTGTTTGATTTATCATCGAGTTCACCACCTCGGTCCATACGGTCCAATACTAATTCTGTCCCTAAAAATCCAAATACTTTATCGACAGAGAATGTGTCTTTTTTAACGAGATGAGAGAATAAATAGGTTTGATTTAATCGTTTATCATTTTTGGCAACATTTTCACAATAGAGATCATAATTATCCGAAGAAACATCGACAATATTCGCAAATGATTCTTTATAGATTATCCATTGCTTGTTTAAGAATTCGTCGACATCTGCTGGATAATGTTTTTTCAGTTGTTTCCATAAAAGCGCATAATTTTCACTATAAGTGCGGTTGCCTTGAGAAACCGAATAAATAAGCGTAAATACTTTTTCGACATTCACATCTAATTCTTCTTGATTCGTAGCACAACAGCGAATATCGAGGACTTTGGCGAGGATATGTTCGATTTGAGAATCACGATTCGTGTTTGTCATCTTGTTCATAATAGTTCTTGTTTCATTTAATAATCCTTGGAGAGAATTGGCATCGACTTTATCAATCGAAGCGGTTTTGAAAATATGAGACGATTTCCATTGGTCATCATGATGACGCGACATACGTGATTTATTCTTATTATAAGAATGTGAATGACTTGAATGACTATGAGAATGATTATGACTGTGTGAATCCGTATTTTGAATACGTTGAGCATTATAATGATTAACAAATGTGTTGGGAGTGGTTAAAGGGTCATAACCGATTTCTTTACAGAGAATATCGAGAACCGCGAGAACCGAAGGGGCGAGCGTATATTCCATACCCCCTGAATGAGCAATATTATCAAAATCTTGGAGAGAATATTTTAAAAAATTGGTTGTCATTCTTATCTTATACTGTAGGTATACTAATACGTAAGTAGTTCTTTATATTCATTTATAAACTTTACATTATGGCTGTGAGCGTATTGTTTTTGGATATCGTGTTTTTCTTGTTTTATTATTTACCGTTTTTTTAGTTTTCCTAGTATATTTTTTATTGTAAATGTTATTTCTAATTTTGGATATTGATTTTATCCAATTCATCATGTAGGAGAAGGAGGCCTCTCTTATTATTAGTTTTCGAATATTTTTAATTTGACTATCATTCATATTTTCAATTGTCAAAAATAAATACTGAATCATAAAAAGTCTCTGAAACTCAATATCATAATAAACAACTGGCATATTTGTCTTCAACCAATTATCGCTAATTAATCCACATTGTTGTTTTTTTTGGAAACGGGTCGTATATATTTTATTCTCGGATTTTGTAATTCGATAATAATCGAAGTCTCCTACAATATTTACAGGAATTTTATCTGTTTCATCTCTCGCTACAAAATAAGAAAACTTATGAATATCTGTAGAGATTGTTTCTGCGTCTGCCTCTTCATATTCAACATCGATTCTATCCAATATGTCTGTATCTAACATTCCATAAATTGTAATATCATGCCATAACTGAATCATATTTACAAATTCATCAAATTCTTTCTCTCGTTTTCGAATTCGTTTTCTCTTTTCAGTTGAAATATATTCCATTTCCATTTCTATGATTTTCGAACATATACCAATAATAATTTCAGGTTTCACAGATAATCTCTCGACAGTAGTAAAAAATACATTCGGTAATATGTTAGGTGTCGGTAAAAACTTCCATTGTGTATTTCTATCTGTCATAAAAAATCCAGTATCTATTCCCGATAAGAATAAATAAGTATTCGCAATATCAAAATCTCTCGTATATTCGGGAAATCTCGGTTTAGCAATTGTCTCTCTTGTTTCCATATCGATTACTTGATTAAAATCAATAATTGCTACACTTGAGGTTGTTAATACAAATTCAATGTCTTGAAGAATTAATTCTAAATTGACTGTTAGAGAGAAGAAAGCAGTTATCATTGATTCCGCAATCTGATATACTGTCGGATTATGGATAGAATAAAAAATAGAATAATCGTGAGAGATTCCTATTAAGTCTGTTAAATGAATCCTGCCTGGTTGGAAAGAACTATCACTTGTTGCACAAAAAAGCAAATAAGGTGGTGGATGAATAATTGGATTTGTTTTTATAAATCTCTCGATGTGTTCAGGAGAGATAATTTGGTTTAATGTTGAAATATCTGGATAATCTAATTTTTCCATAAAATAGACACAAGAATCAGATGAATTTGATAAATTTCTGAAAGATTGATTATTACGTGTTATATATTCATATAGGATTGGTTTTGGTATTTTAACAGGAAGATGAAGTTGTTTTGATTTATTATATATCAATGAATGAAAATCGAATTCTTTCCTGAATAATTCGGCACATACTTTCTCTCCATATTCAATTTCTTCACTGGATAAATAGTGAACTTTTGCGACTTCTGAAGGGACATTTGGATTGTATAAAATTCTACCATAAGAACCAGCACCGATTTCAATGAAATCCATACAGAAAGAACCTACGGTTCTCTCTTACTCTCTCCCTTATTGGCGACCGTAGGGAGCCAATGACAATAAGTCCTTTAAAAAATGTTTCAATGAGGTTTGAATCATTGGCTCCCTACGGTCGCCAATAACAATAAGTCCTTTAAAAAATGTTTCAATGAGGTTTAAATCATTGGCTCCCTACGGTCGCCAATAACAATA